GTTGACATGGTTGACCAAAACGCTTCGCTGAAGAAAAATATTAAGCCTGTGTTATCTCAAAAGCGATTAGTCTATTTACCGACAAGAAGCTTTTACCAGGTATTGAGCGCGGAGAGTTATTCTAAACATGGATTCAATGTCCACTGTGTAGTATTTGACGAACTGCACAGCCAGCCGAACCGGGGCTTATTCGATGTAATGACCGAAGGTTCAGGCGATGCGCGGACGCAACCTTTGTATTTTATTATCACAACCGCAGGCGATGACCCTGATAGGACATCTATTGGCTGGGAAATTCATTCCTTGGCGCAAGATATACTAACCGGCGCGAAGGTAGACCCGACCTTTTATTCGATGCTTTACGGCATTGACAGGGAGAATAAAAGAATATGGACGGGGCGCGAATATCAATTAGTAGACGAAGTTGACTGGAAAGACCCCGAACTTTGGGCGCGGGTTAATCCTTCAATTGATCATACCGTCCCGATGGATAAAGTTGTAGACCAGTTCACGCGGGCGCAGGGAAACCCTTCAAGAGAAAAAAACTTTAGATGGTTACGGCTTAATAGCTGGGAAAAAATTAAACTTAGTAAATGGCTTGGCGTTGATTTTTGGGATTTATGCAAAAGCAAGATAGACCTTGACCGCTTAAAGGGTAGGCCATGTTACGGTGGGCTGGACTTATCAAGCAAGATTGATATGACCAGCTTTGTTTTATTATTTCCGCCGGACGATATTAATAAAAACTGGATTGTGCTGCCATGGTTCTGGCTGCCCGAAGATAATATAACGCAAAGGGTAGACAAAGACGGCGTCCCTTATAATGTTTGGGTTAATCAGGGTTACTTGCAGACAACGCCGGGCAATGTTATTGACTATAAATTCATAGAAGAATTTATTATTAAACTTAAAGACAAATACAACATCAGGCAGATTGGTTACGACCCCTGGAACGCGATGCAGACGGCGATCAGGTTAGAGGATGCCGGGCTTACCGTTGCAGAGGTTCGGCAGGGTGCGAAGTCAATGTCTGCTCCGATGAAAGAGCTTGAGCAGTTGGCAATGGGTAAAAAAATATCGCATAACGGACACCCTATTTTAAGATGGAATGTCGGCAATGTTGAGATTAAAACGGATGAAAACGAGAACATCCGGCCGGTTAAAGGTAGAGGGACAGAGCGAATTGACGGGTTGGTTGCTACGATTAACGCGATGAACAGGGCTTTGCTAAACGAAAATACTGAATCTGTATATAAGAAAAGAGGGGTTTTATGGGTGTAATTGATAATCTCACAAACCTATTGAACAAAAGGGCAACGAAAAAAACAAGCGGCAACCCACAGAACCCTCAATACTGGGTGCAAAAATTATTTGGTAGTGCTGGTAATACGGCCGCTGGTATATACGTTGATGAGGAAAACGCCTTAAGTGCTACGGCAGTATGGCGGGCGGTTAGTTTAGTTGCTCAAACTATCGGGGCGTTACCGTTGCATATGTATGAGCGCGAAGGTGACCGCACTAAAAGTAAAGCAAGCAATCACAAATTATATTATACGTTACACAGTGAGCCGAACCCCGAACAATCAAAGATGGAATTTCAAGAAATGCTGCAAGCTCACGCGCTGACCTGGGGCCGGGCGCACGCAGAAATTGAATATACCGGAACTGGCGGCGTAAGATTATGGCCGCTTACACCTGACCGCGTGGAGCCGTTAAAAACTAAAGAGCGAGATACATTAGTTTATAGGATTCACTTACCAAATGGCGGTAGTCAAATTTTACTACGTGACCAGGTCTTTACTTTACGCGGGTTAGGTTACGGATTAAATCAGAGTTACAACGTGATTACCTTATTCAGAGAATCAATTGGCTTGACTTTAGCAGCTGAAGAATTTGGCTCAAGATTTTTTAGTAACGGTGCAACTTTAGGCGGCATATTATCGCACCCTAACACGATTGGCGATGAAGCATTTAAACAGTTAAGACAATCATTAGAAGAAAAACATCAAGGGTTAGAACAGGCGCACAGGTTTTTAATTTTAGAAGAAGGTATGCAGTATAAAGAAACTGCTGTTCCTCCCGATAAGGCGCAGTTTTTAGAAACAAGGAAATATCAGATTAACGATGTGGCGAGAATTATTGGAGTGCCGCCTCATAAATTAGCCGAAATGACACAGTCAACATTTAGTAATATCGAGAATCAATCTATTGAGTTTATACAGGATACCTTAAACCCGTGGTGTGTTAGATGGGAGCAAGCACTTGCCCGGCAGCTATTAAGCCCGACCGAGAAGAAAACATACTTTTTTAAGCATAATTTAGCCGGATTAGTGCGCGGTGACTTTAAAACAAGGATGGAAGGTTACGCGATTGCCCGTCAAAATGGCTGGTTATCTGCTAATGACATCAGGGAATTTGAAGATATGAACCCGATTGATGGCGGGGATATTTACCTGCAACCTCTAAATATGGCTCCGGCTGGTGAAGTCAATGAACCCGAACCCGACCCGGAACCGGAAAATAACAGTAAGAACCTAAGAACAAAACGCAGTATTAAGCGGACACAAATAATTAAAACCTTTAAGCCTTTAATTAGAAACGCGGCAGAGGAAATTATCAAACGCGAAAGAGCAGATGTATTAAGGCAGGCTGAAAGGATATTTAAAAACAGGAATATTCAGGCCTTTAACGAGTGGCTGGCTGAATTTTACGAAGAACATAAAGACTATATCACTAAAAAAATTACACCTGTGTTGACATCATTTGCGGAAACGATTCACGCAGACGCGGCAGAGGAAATTGACGAACCAACAGAGATGAACGAGAGGCATAAAGGATTTTTAAAATCACATATCGCTGGATTCGCCGCACTTCACGCAGGATTATCACAATCTAAACTACAGGAGGCCGCGAAGAAGGATGATCCCATTGCCGAACTTGAAGCGCAGTTTGACCAGTGGGAAAAAACGCGGATTGACTCTATCGCAGAAGAAGAAGCTGTAAAAGGTGGTAATGCTATAGCGAAAATGACTTATATTGTCGGCCAGCGAACTGAGTTAGTTTGGAACGCCAACGCCGGGGCTTGCGAGTTTTGCCAATCACTTGATGGTCGGGTGGTAGGAATTGAAAAGCATTTTGTTATGGCCGGTGGTTCAATTAGCAGCGCAACAGGAGCCAGCCCGCCAATGACAGTTAGCAGTAATGTTAGTTACCCGCCTGTCCATCGAGGTTGTGAATGTTTTATTACGAGTAGATAAGGAGGTTTACAAATGCCAAAAAACACTGAAAGGCGAAGATTGACCGTTGAACTAAGGGCAGAAGAAGGCGAAGCTCCGAAGATTACAGGTCATGCTGCTGTATTTGACACCCCGGCCGATATATATGGCTTTGAAGAAGTAATCAGAAAAGGGGCTTTTACTGAGGCGATTAAAAAAGACGATGTCCGCGCTTTATGGAATCATAACCCGGACTATGTTTTAGGCAGAACTAAATCAGGCACGTTAAGACTATCTGAGGATGATGTTGGCCTGGCAATCGAAAACGACCCGCCCGATACTCAATGGGCTAAAGATTTGATGGTGAGTATGCAGCGCGGGGACGTGGATCAAATGTCTTTTGGCTTTATTGTTGATGAGGAAAAATGGAGCAAGCGAGATGGTGAGCCTGACTTGAGAGAGATTCTTAAGGCCAGGCTTTTTGATGTAAGCCCGGTAACATTTCCAGCCTATGAAGAAACCGATGTATCTGTAGCGTTAAGAAATGCGCCGGACGATGTGAAGGAAAGGATTTTATCGGCCGATGGAGGTCAGGTGACACCGGGGGCTGATGAAGATAAAGAGCTGGATCAGGTGAGAAGGCTCAACGAATCCGCAAGAAAGAAAATAATATAACGAGGTGAATTTGAATGACTATACGTGAAATGCTTGAAAAAAGAGCCAACCTTGTTGCTAATGCCCGTGAACTTGTTGACCGTGCAGACAAGGAAGATCGCTCAATGCTCGCAGATGAGCAGGAATCTTATGATAAGCACTTTGCAGACATTGAAGCTCTGGACAAAAGAATAGCGGATGAAGAAAAACTCCGCGAAGCAGAAAGGAAGCTGGAAACCTATAAACCGGATGAAAAAATCATTAAGGCTCCGGAAGAAAAAGGTAATGTAACAGCTTCTGAGGATTACCGGAAGGTGTTCGAGAATTATCTTAAGACTGGTGAAAAGCGAGGCTTGATTGTTGGTGATGACAGGGAGTCGCGTGCCCTCCAGCAAGATTTAAGCGAGTCTGGCGGCTATACTGTTGTTCCTGAGCAGTTTGCCCGCGAACTTATTAAGGCTGTTGATAATATGGTATTTATCCGCCAATATGCCCGCGTTGAATCAATGACACAGGCTGCATCGCTGGGCGTTCCTTCGCTTGATGCTGACCCGGCCGACCCGATCTGGACTTCTGAGCTTGGTATCGGTGACGAAGATTCGACAATGGACTTCGGCAAGCGCGAACTCAGCCCGCATCCGCTGGCTAAGTATATCAAAGTTAGCCGCAAGCTGTTGAGGTCTTCGGCCTTCGGTATTGAGGCACTCGTAAGAGATAGGCTTGCTTACAAATTCGCAGTAGTAGAAGAAAACGCATTCCTTAACGGCTCCGGCTCCGGCCAGCCGCTTGGTGTGTTTACTGCTTCTAACGATGGCATTACTACTACTCAGGATGTTTCAACTGGCAACACTTCAACCGACATTACTTTTGACGGTTTGAAAGAAGCTAAATATGATCTCAAGTCTAACTATTGGGCAACAGTAAGATGGATATTCCATCGTGATGCTGTCAAGATGATTAGTAAACTCAAAGACGGTGAAGGGCAATACATCTGGCAGCCCTCTGTTGTAGCTGGTGATCCGGACAGGTTGTTATCCTTCCCGGTCCATATGAGCGAATATGCACCTAACACTTTCACGACTGGCCTGTATGTTGGTATCCTGGGCGACTTCAGCAAGTATTGGATTGTTGACGCCCTTGATATGGAAATGCAGCGTTTAGTTGAGCTTTATGCGGCTACTAACCAAATAGGCTTTATCGGCAGAAAAGAAACCGATGGTATGCCCGTATTGGCTGAAGCATTCCGCAGAGTAACCTTAGCATAACTTAAAAAATTAATAACGAGGTGATATAAAGGTAATGGTCGGGGGGTGACAAGATGCCGAAAGTTAAACTACTGAAGCGGATGGCCGGGCCGGGGGGCAATTATAACCCCGGCTCTGTTATTGAAATTGATGCAGGGATTGGCCAGCAGTTGGTTGATCAGAAGGCGGCAGAATGGATTGCGCCTGTCAGACAAAAACCGATTGAGCGGGCAGTAGTTGAACCCGTTGAGAAGGCAGTTAAGCCTGAGGTTAAGCACGTGGGCGCGGGCTGGTATGAACTGCCAAATGGTGAACGGGTAAGAGGTAAAGAGGCGGCAGAGCGGGCGCTGAAGGGGTGATTAAATGGCTTTAAACAGTGCATATGAAACAGCGGCAAATTATCGGAGTCTAACCGATATGACCGATACAACCAAAGATGCGGAAATATTAAAAGACTTGACCGCTATTTCCCGGTATATCGAGGGAAAGATA